CGCGCCGCTCAAAAAAGTGCAGGGCTCCGCGACCGGCGCCGCGGCCCAACTCAAGAAAACCCGCGACGCGCTGCGCCAACTCGACCAGACGCAGAAACAGGTCGGCGCGTTCCGCCAGCTCAAACAAGGCACCGTCGACACGGCCAAGCGCATGGCTGATCTGCAGGCGCGCACGCGTGCGGCGGCGGCGATGCTGAAGGCCACCGCTAACCCGTCGGCCAAGCTATCGGCGGCGTTCAACAAGCTCACGCGCGAGGGCGCCAAGCTCAAGACCGAACACACCGAACAACAGGCCAAGCTGCAGGCACTGCGCAATGCGCTGCGCGAGGCTGGCATCAACACGCACCAGCTCGGTACCGCCGAGGCCGCGCTGCGCTCAAAGTCCGCCAGCGCCACCGCCGCGATCACGCAGCAGACGGCGGCCTTGCGCGCGCAAGGTGTGCAGGCGCAGAAGCTGGCCACGCTGCACGACCAGCTGCGCAAGCGCGAAGCGCTCGGTGCGCACTTATCCATCGCCGGCTACGCCACCCTCGAGGGCGGCCGTCGCGTCATGGGCCAGGTCACGCCGGCCATCGACGAGGCCAAGCACTACCAGATCATCACCGAGCAGCTGCGTGCGCAGGGCACCAGCGCCGCCGACGTGTCGCGTGCGCAGCACTTCGCGACCAACGACGCGACCATCGGCAGCTCGCAGACCGAGAAGCTGGAGATCCTCAAGGACGCCAACAGCATCTTCCGCGACATGCACGAAGCGATCGCGGTGGCGCCATCGCTGCTCAAGACCAAACTTACCTTCGAGGCGCTGATGGCGTCCAAGGGCGAAGGCTCTGGCCATGGGCAGGAAACCATCAGCGAGCTGATCGCGGCGATCCAGACCGGCGAGCTGCGCAACGCGACCACCACACCGGAAGCGTTCAACCATCTGCTCGACATGATGACCAAGGCCTACGTCGGCAGCGGTGGTCTGGTGAAGCCAAGCGACTACTTAGAGGCGATGAAGGTCGGCGGCGTGGCCACCAAACAGATGGACGAGAAGTCGCTGTTCTTCGGTGCCATGCACACGATTCAGGAAATGGGCGGCATGCGTTCCGGTACCGGCTTTGCCAGCGCGTATCAGAACTGGGCGGCCGGCCGCAGCACCCAGCAGACTGCCGAGGCGCTCAGCCAGCTCGGCCTGTTGAACAAAGGCGCGGTGAAGTACGGCAAGAACGGCCACATCACCAAGATGCTGCCCGGCGCACTGAAGAACCAGGCGCTGTACGAGACCAACCCCTTCGAGTACATGATGAAGGAGGTCATCCCGCGGATCGATCCCAAGGGCAAGCTGACCGAGAACGAAGTGGTCAGCAAGCTCAACAGTTTGTTTAGCGCGCGCAAGGGTGGCGACCTGTTTGCCGGCCTGTACATGCAGCGCGGCAACATCCAGAAACAGCTTGTGGCATCGGCCGGTTTTGAGGGCACGGATGCGGCCTACAACCGAGCCGCCGAATCTGCGCAAGGGCAAGAGGCCGAGCTGCTCGCGCAGAAGGCCAACCTCTACAAAGAGCTGGGCACCACCCTGCTGCCGGTCTACGTGGGCGCGTTGCAGAAACTGGTGACGCTGCTGAAAAACCTCACCGGCGCCGCACAACGACATCCGGCGATCGCCAAAGGCCTCGCCCTGGTCGCCGCCAGCTTCGGCATTCTGATGGTCGCTGCCGGTGGCGTCATGATTGCGCTGGGTGGCCTGATCGGTCAGTTCGCGCTGCTGCGCTTTGCCATCGGTCGCGCCGGGCTGGGTGGGCTGGCACGTCGGGATGCCGGCGGTGAAGCCTCTGGCGTCGGCCTGCTCGGCCGCGTTGGCATCGGCGCACGCGCCGCGATGCTGGCTATCACCGGCATCAGCGTGCCTGTGCTGGCGCTGGTCGCCGCCGTGACAGCACTGCTGTTCCTCGTGTGGAAATACTGGGGGCCGGTCAAGGCGTTTTTTGTCGGCATCGGCCAGGGCATCCGCGACGTCGCCGGCCCCGCCTTGACTGCGCTAGGCCAAGCACTCGCACCGCTGAAGCCGGTATGGGAAGCGCTCGCGATCGCCATGGGCGCCGTGTGGCGCTGGATCACTCAGCTGTTCACGCCGTTCGAGGCCACTAAGGAACAACTGGCCGGCGCCACCGCTAACGGCGTGAGCTTTGGCCGCGTGCTGGGTGACGTGCTCATGAGTGCCATCACGCTCGTCACGTGGCTGGCCAAGGGCTTCACCGCCGTCGGTACCGCCATCGGCACGGCCGCCGGCTGGATCGTCGTCCATGGGGGGCAGTTGATCGACTGGCTGGGCACCACCTGGTCGACCGTCAGCGAAGCGATCAAAGCGCCCTTCGTCAGCGCGTTCCAATGGATCTCCGACAAGATCGACGGCTTCATGGAGAAATGGCGCGCGCTCAAGGCCAAGCTGGGCATCCAAGACGAGGCGGCGGTAGCAAGCGGGCTGCACTGGAACACCGGTGCGGATGACGACGTGAAACCATCGGCGCGTTTCACCCTGGACAACCGGCCACCGCTGCGTGCCGGCGGCACGGGGGCAACGGTCACCAACAACCACTATCCCATCAACGTCACCGCGGCGCCGGGACGCGAAACCGATGCGGCCAAAGCGGTCTCGGCCGAACTCGATCGACGCGAACGTGCCAAAGCCGCTGCCAGCCGCAGCCGCCTGAGTGACACGGAGTAACTCCATGCTGATGTGCCTTGGCCAGTTCGTGTTCCAGCTGTCGGATCTCGCGTACAGCGAACTGCAGCGCTCTACCGCGTGGCGACATGCGGCCAACAGTCGTGTCGGCGCGCGCCCGGCGTTGCAGTTCGTCGGCCCAGGCGACGACGCCATCACGCTGTCCGGCGTGCTGGCGCCGGAAATCGCTGGCAAGCTGGACAGTCTGGATACCCTGCGCGGCATGGCCGATGCCGGCGACGCCTACGCGATGATCGATGGCGCCGGCCGCGTGTTCGGCGCGTGGGTGATCGAAACTCTGTCCGAGGGCGGCAGCGCGTTCACGCAGGACGGCATCGCGCGACGTACCGACTTCAGCATCGGCCTCAAACGCAGCGACGATGCACTGGTGTCCAGCGCGCCACCGGGGAACGGCGCCACGATGGCGACCATCGACAGCAGTGGCAGCGGTGCGAGCCACCTCGCATGACCAGCAGCAACCCGCAGCCGCGCTGGAAGGTCACACTCGACGGCCGCGACCTCACCGCGACCCTGATGCCGCGCCTCGTCGGGCTGGCCGTCACCAGTTGTCGGCAGGACACCGCCGACCAGCTCGACATCACGCTCAGCGACCATGATGGCCAGCTGGCATTGCCGCCCACCACCGCCACGTTGCGTGTATGGCTGGGCTGGGATGACAGCGGCCTCACCGACAAGGGCAGCTTTGTCATCGATGAGCTGGAGCATGCCGGCGCACCCGACGTGATCGTGATGCGCGGGCGTAGTGCCAACTTGCGCAGCGATCTACGTCAGCAGCGCGAGCAGAGCTACAGCGACACCACCGTCGGCGCGATCGTCAATCAGCTCGCCGGACGCAACAAGCTCACCGCGCGTTGCCACCCGGATCTGGCGGCCATGGCGATCGACCATATCGACCAGACCAACGAGAGTGACATCAACTTCCTGACGCGGCTCGGCAAGCGCTACGACGCCGTCGCCACGATCAAGTCCAGCGCGCTGATCTTCTGCCCCATCGGTCAGGGCACCACCGCCACCGGCCAGCCGCTGCCCAAGGTCACACTGACCCGCGCGCAGGGCGACCAGCACCGCTACCACGTCGCCGACCGCAACGCGTACAGCGGCATCCGTGCGCTATACGACGATACGCGCAGCGGGAAAACGCGGGACGTGCTGGTCGGCGTCGACGACGGCAAGGGGGTCAAGACCCTGCGTACGATCTACGCCACCAAGAGCAATGCGATGCGCGCCGCGCGCAGCGAGTACACGCGGCTGCGACGCGGCACGGTGACGTTCAACTACACGCTCGCTCGTGGTCGCGCGGATCTGTACCCCGAAATGCACGTCACCGTGCGCGGTTTTAAGCCGGAGATCGATGCGGTGGACTGGATCATCGTCAAGGCCGAGCAGTTGCTCGGCGATGCGGGTTTTATCACCCAATTGGAGCTCGAGCACCGCGACAACAAACAGCCAGCGGACAGCGACGACGAGTGGTAGCACTTGTTTCCGCGTGCCGGTTGTCGTGTCACGGTGATGGATACACGCTTGTTACGCCAAGCCGGTGTGGTGAAGTTACTTGGGCGGTGTTCGGCGGCCGCGGCCGCGAGATGTCACAGGTATCTGAGTGACATCACGCGGGGACGGCGTCGACCATGCAGACGATGACGGCTGTTCTGAGAAACGATCTGACTGGTCACGCATCGGCCTCTGCTCACGCTCGATGCGTTCGTAGACTTCTTCTCGATGTACCGATACATGCCTGGGGGCCGAAATACCCAGGCGGATATTACCTTCACGGATGCCCAGCACGGTCACGACGACGTCATCGCCAATCATCAGGGA